CAATACGCTCTGCATCTGATACAGGGGCGCGAGCTGGGTCAGTGCCGCGCCTTGGCGAAGCACGTTGTTTGCTGCGGTCGATACGGGGTTACCGGGGATCAGGCCGCCAAGCGTGGTGATGTCATTCACCGACGCACCGACCTGCGCAATCGTTGACTGCACAACTGCCTGCGCGGCTACCAGAGGGCGAATCACGGTCTGCACCGTGTCGATGGTTGCATTGGCAAAGCCCTGCACCTGCGACACTGCGTCCTTCACCGTATTGATGCTGCTGGTCACTGCATCCGAGTTGATGATGCTGGCGAGACCAAGCGATTCACCAACATCGCTGTTGATCAAGTTGTCGAGGGTGCCCGCCAGCGCGTTTTCAGTGACGGGCGCATCGAGGCGAGATATCACCAGTAGATCGATGCTGTAGTAGCGCCGGTAGACGTGCTCGAAACGGGCCTCGAAGTCCTCGATCATGACGCTGAAGTAGTAGCCGTCCATGTTGAAGCTGAGAGGCAAGCCGGTATCCCGCAGGGTTTCGAGTTCAATTACCCGATCCCCAGCGGTAGCGCCGGTCATCCAGCCAGACCAGCGGATGTTCTTGTAGTCCAGACCAAGGACATCAACGATCCGCTTGCCACCGACCAGTTTGTGCACCACCAACTGCTGCTTGGCACCGATCGTCACCGACTCTGGAACCTCCAGTCCGGAGAACTCAAAGTCGCCAACGATCAACCGGGTGGCAAACGGGTCCCCGCCCGGAGCGAAGTTGTCCAGGAAGCTCGTAAAGCTCATCGTTTATCCCCTTGGATAGGCTGCGCTCGGGGTTCCTGGCATCAGCATGCTGCGGTTTGGGTCGAAGCCCTGCGTTCCTGTCCGTGGTTTGGCGGCTTCCTTCGCCATGCGCTGGATCACCACGTCGCTGACTTGCTTGCCGTCGATGTACAAGTTGATGTTCTGCTGCCCATCGGCGCCAGACTTGCCTGGGACTGGAGCCACAAGAGGCGACCACGCCTGACGCGGCGCATCCTTGGCACGCAGGTCATCGGCGAAAGTCGTCTTCGAGATCTGCATCGATGCTGGCAGAACGAGGTTCACCCCTGCGATCAGCGTGTTGAAGACCGTCTGCCATCCGGTGAGGAACGCCAGCGCGAATGACTTGAACGCGCCGATGATGTCGCCCTCAAACAGCTTGACGAACATGGTCTTCATGTCGCCCAAGACGAGTTTCAGCGATGAGCTGATCTCCTTCCAGTTGTTCCAGAGCAGGAACGCCACGGCCGCTATGCCGACGATAACCAGGCCGATTGGGTTCATCAGAAGCACTGTTCCGAGCAATTGGAAGCCTCTGGCTGCCGCGATGAGCATGTTGATCAAGCCGCCGCCAATCAAGAAGGCAGACAGCCCGAGCAGCGCATAGGTCAGACCTTTCACAGTCCCTTGGTTCTTCTCCATCCAGCCGGCCAAGTCCTTCAGCATCGGGTTCAGCTTATCCAGCGCGCGTATTGCCAACGGCAAGATCACGTCGCCAAGCTTGAGCTGCAGGTCAGTCCATTTCTTGTTCAGCTCTATGAGCTTGCCAGTCATGGTCTTCTTGGCGTTTTCTTCCAGCTCATTGATCCCGGCGGCGCCCGCGTTCAGCTTCGTATTCTTTTCGATGCTCATCATCTGCGTGTACATCGTGGAGTACACGTTTGAAGCAGTTCGGTTGGTGAAGATGGCGCCAATTTCGTTGAGAATGGCTTGTTTTTCAGTAATCCCTTTGGCAGCAAATGCTGGAAGCATCACTGTTTTCATCCATGAATAAGGATTCTCGATCATCATGTCGGTGCCTTTAACGGCTCCCGGCTTGATCTGTTTGATTTTCCCAGTTTTGTCGTACTCGACCTTGTCCGGGTCGAGCATACCAATGCGCATCAGCTCCATCGCAGCGCGCTGAGTGGTGCGGCCCTGCACAAGGTTCTGATAGCCAGACATGAGGCCGGTACCTACCCGGAAACCACCCATCTCCTGAACCAAAGGCTCCATGTTGTAATAGAAGTTAGCGTCTTTCATGCCCTTGGCAGCGACACCGCCGGTTTTAATCAGGTTAAGGTATTCATTGGCGCCGACACGACCACCAGTAGCCGTCTGAACCTGCTGGATCATGTTCGCTTGCTTGAAGAATGCTTCCTCGCTGGCCAGCCCTCCGCGCAGCTCTATGACCTTCAACATATCCATGAAGGCCTTATCTTTCATGGCGCCACCTTCTTCTCCAAATAAAGCGGCGTTGGCAAATTTCATCTTGGACAGCAGCGGCGTTACCATCTGGGCTTCGTGGAAGTCGCCGAAAACGGTTTGAGCGTCTCGCAGCAGCCCCAGGTTCTCGCGAATACTGGTGCCGTAGGTATTCATGCCGCTGGCGAACTTCACCGCGTCGTTGGTCACCTTGTCGCCCAGGCCGAGAGAGCGAAAGCGCTCGATCTCGTTCTGGAACTTCGAGGCCTCTTCAAGCGGGCCTTTGAACATCGCGGCAATCCCAAGGCCGCCGGCGACCATGAGGCCCCCAATAGCGCCTTGCTTGCCGATCGACGCCAGCTTAGAGTTCAGCTTATCGACATCTTGGCCTGCTGTTGCCAGGCTTTTGCTGATCATCAGCATGCCTGCGCTGACGTGGTTTATCAGCGACAGCTTGACGGCGACGGAATACGCCTCAAATGCCATAATGACAATTCCTATTCTGTGGGTGAATCACATGGCAAATGGGTACAAGACGTACGAATGGCGGGGAAATCGCCTTCATGAGGTAGGAGCACAGGAGAAGCCGAAGCTTGGCATTCAGAATGCGCTTCTTCTCTTCACTGCCAGCAGCTTGGTAGCGATCTTCGCAGGTGGCGCGCTTATCGCTTTCCTCTGCATTCTCTTCGCAGTTATCACGGGGTGATCATGCAAAAATTGTTTCCACTGATCGCCATTTTGGCGCTACCAATTGCCAGCGCCGCGGATATGAGCGAGTCATGTACTTCGGTTGATTGTGCTGTAGGAGCCAAAGCTGTTACCTACGCGCAAAAGGACGATTCCTATTACGCATGTCCAACTTTCGAGCTTTCTGAATACGTAAATGGCGTCATGGGGTTTGTGTCCATGACGTACGGCATGACCGGGAAGCTGCCAAACGTTTCCCCGAAGACTGGAGAGCCTGAATACACTGGGCAGACCAAGGATATAATCGACAATTGGCGATCTGACGCCAAGGTCTCGTCGTTCGACGAAGCAACAGCAAAATGCAGCGAAGGGAAAAACAAGGTTCAGGTCATAGTGATGAATTCACCAGAAACCGGGCTATCTGTATGGGTCGCAGACCAAAAACAGAATACTTTTTGGCTGCCGCGCGGCCATCTCTTCAAAAGGTAGCGTCGTAGCCCAGTGCTTTATGGATGCCGATTCCGCCGATCAAGCCGCCGACAGTCGCTGCGCCAAGTACTCGCCGGATGTACTCCTTGTTGCGCAGCACGGCAGGCCCAAGCACCGGGCGCGCCGGCATCTTCAGCGTCCCGAATTCGTGGTAGAATATTTTCTCATCCGTTGAGCCGATCACGGCCTCAAGCCCATGGGTAACATGGGAGAAGCTGTGCCCCATCGCCCCGGATGCCTCAAGCGGCGCATCGGCCGGATAGCCCATCTTCGCCTTCTGCGCCTCCGTCGACTCCGCAAGGTCGGCCCATGCCGGGAACGGGCCAATACCTGACTGGTAGTGCCCGATCTCAGCCTCGGCGGTCTTCTGGATCTTCACCGCACACGCTTCAAGACCGGCCTCCAGGCTTACCAGCATCGCCACCTCAGCAGTGGCCATATGCAGCGCCAAGCTGCCGAGGTCTTTGAAGTCCATGGTCAATCCTCTTTATCGAACTTCTGGGTTCGCCAGTTGAAAACACCAGCGCCCTCGATCTCCGAGAAAATGACGGAAAACGCCATGCGCTCGTAGTCGGATAACAGCCCGCAGTCGAAAACACGGTCAAAAGGAACCCCGTTCTTCACAAGCCAGCATCGACTGCGAAAATCGGGGTCCTCTGTTAGTTTTTTGCGGCGGCCTGCTCAGAGCTGAGCTCTGCGGTTTTTGCATCGGCTGCGATCTTGGCGGCTTCATACTCGGCCATCAGATGTGCTTCGATGGCTGCATAGCCTTCGGCGCCGAGATCACTCAAAACGATCTCGATTTGCTTGAGAGTCTGCGGCAAGCCATAGCCCACATCGTCGATATAGACGACCGCTGCAGCCGGCAGTGCGAACGCGTTCACGTACATGGTGTTTGCAGACGCCTCAGCACCTACGGCCATGATGATTCGCGATTTTTGAAGCGGGTCCAGGGTGCGCAGCTGGATGGTCCGGCCGATAGAGTCCTGAAACGAAGTAAACTTCGGCTTTTGGTCAACGTGGACCGGTGCTACTGGTTCGGTAACGGTAATTTTAGCCATCTGGCAAATCCTCTGGTCAGCGAGTCGTCAAAGGTGCATGGCGTGCGGGGTGACGAGTCCCGCGCCCTGCCGGGCTGCCATGCATAACAGTGGTCAGGAAACTTTCAGACGGCGCTGAGCGGTCCAAGTGAAGTCCTGCGCGATGCTCTTGTCGCCAGATTTGTCGCCAGCCTTTGACATCTGGAGCTGAACAGCCGTGTAGCGATAAATCGTATCGCGGCCGTTTGCTTCCTTGATGCTCTCGGTGATTGTCGAAGGCAGTCGGGTAATGCCGGCAAAGTAATCAGCCTCCCACTGAGCCTGATAGTCATCAGCCGTCGAATCTTGTCGTTCGATGGTGATGGTGCCTTTCCAGCTTTTAGGGAAAGGGGCTTCTTCGGTAACACCATTCAGCTTCGTGACGCTGATGTTGCCGAGAACTGGCTCCGAGGAGAATTTTGTGACTGCTGGGAGTCGAAGCGGGCCATTGGACGTGCTGATGTCAACCGACACGTCCTTGCCCATCGTAAAGCCGTTGAGTGGCATAAAAGATGCTCCAAAAAATGCCCGCAGAAGCGGGCACGTGGCTTATGGGCGCTTAAGCGCGCGGGGTGTTAGAGACGCTGACAGAAACAGACTGGCCGCCTTCCAGATTGACCAAAAAGTACCTGATTACAGACAGGTACTTGACTTGCACGTCAGCTGTTTCATAACCCAGCGCAACCTGCGCATCAGAGTTGTTGCCGGCGTCGAGCTGAACGGAGAAAGCAGGGCCGCCATTGACATCACCGATCATTCCGGCATCGGCCAAGCCCTGAAGCCATGCCGACATGGTGTTTTTGGCTTCGCGGCGCTGGTCGACCGTCTGCAGCTTGCCGACGACGCTGCCGAAGTTGGCGGCGATGGTCAGCGCCAGGAAGTTGGTCATCCGGGTGTAGTTATCGCCGTTGGTGGCCGAGTTGCTCGACGTGTTCAGGCCAGACCTGCCGCCGAAGTAGCTACCACCGGGACAAGGGTTAGTAATCACATCCAATCGCGAAGTGTTAATCGCCCCGATTTCCGGGCCGCTATACGCTTGGTTGGTAATATTTCGCTGGGTGGATACAGCGTTACTGATCTGCCTGTTCAGAATGCCAAGGCTCGGGTTCAAAGCTGCAAGCTTGGCGGCGGCAAACGTCGCAGGAGCGAGCATTCGGTTTTGGCCGTTCAACTGATCGGACCAATAAACCCAGTCGCCAACCATCACTTTCATGCAGTAGTTGTCGACGCCTGCAGTGGTGAGGCTGGTCGATACGGTCGAGTACGAGGCGCCAGCAGGGCCCTGAGTGACCATGTAGCAGCCTTCTTGCAGACCATAGGTCGCCATGGTTGGCCACTGGGTGGAATCGGTCACATCTACCAGGTTCGCGACTTGGGCGCCGCTACTGCGCAACGCATACATGCCTTTGCGGCCAGTACCAACTACACCATCAACCCCGACCAATACAGAGTCAGTGATAGTGGTGTTGCCAGATGTGCCGGTAGTAAATGCGACGGTCTGCGTGGTAGCCGGAGCCGTTACAGACACCCCAACGGTGGCAATTACCAGCTGGGAAGGGCCGCGCGTACCAGACTGCCCGTTGTTCACGGCAGCAACAATGTTTTGCCACAGCGCGAGACCGGTGCCAGTGATGTTGTCGAACACTTCGGGCGTAAGGCCTGGCAGCGAAACGACCAGCTTCCAGCTTGATGCGGCAGTGCCCGCAGAAAGGGTTGCGCTGAGCAGGTTACCCGTGATACCAGTGTAGAATGCGGTCAGGGTTGCGCCCGTGGCAACAGCGGTGTCTTTCAGGACTGATGTTGCAGCCGTGTCAGTACCGTCAGTCACGCGCACGGCGCGGATGTTCGTGGCGCCAACCTGGATAGAAACGGCAATCGCGGTGCACAAGTCATACTTTCGAACGCTTGGCGTGCCGAACTTTTGAGTCAGGTCGCCGGGCGATCCGATCAGGACAGCGCTGTTAACTGGACCCCAGTCTCCAACACCAACAATGCCGAGCACATCAGTTGGAATGCCGTTTATGTAACGCGTCTTCGGTGGAACGATCCCGACATACAGATCTGGAGCCGTCAGCGCCGTCGGGTTCAAACTGCCTGCCTGATAGATGGGCATGGCTCTCTCCTAATGAAAAAGCCGCCTCAGTTGGCGGCTTCTTGTGTGTGGGTTTCGCCTGTTAGGCGTTGGCGACTTTCAGGACGTTGCCCGCGCACTCGCCGGCCAGAACGGCGGCGACTTCATCGGCATCGGTGATCACTTGGCCGACTTGGTAGTCAGCAAAGGCGAACTTGACGGTCAGCTTGAAGGGTGATGCAGCTTTAGCCTTCGAGGCCGGCGCGGTCACGGGGCTATCTGGGGTATCGGAGTCCATGTCGGGCCTCAAGGGTTCAGGGTTTTGTCAGGCAACCCGGTAGTCGAGTTGTCGATGTTCAGTACCGGGGCGATAACCTCGGCGGCTTGCTGTGTTTGGGTGGTTGCGTAGTCGATCAGATAGAACAAATCGATCCGGTATAAGCCGGCCTTTTGGAGCTGGTCAGTCATCAGCGAGCCGGCGGATCGGATGATTCCGAATGAACCGTCGGTGAAGTTGATGCTGTTGCCATCGGACAGCGCCGAATCGATCGGACTGGCGACGGCATCACGCGCAGCAGGCGTCGGCGCCCATACGATGATCTGCACCGATTGCTCCTGACGCTTTGTCTCCTTGTAGGCCAAGCCGAAACCACCAACCCGCGAAAAGACGCTGTGAGCGCCCGTGAGCGTGATTACCGGACCGGAGCTGGAAGCGCCAGGGATCATTGAAGACAACGCAGTGGCGGCACTCGTCAGCGTGTCGGTGAGCTGCATGGCGTAAACGTAGCTGACGCCATTCAGGTTGATCATCAGATTTTGCAGGCTGATGGTCCCGGATAGCGTTACGACCGATCCAGCCACCGTCATGACAACGGTGTGGGTCGGGGTCGTCAGTGGTGTCCATTCTCTGCCGATGTAGCGCGTGGTCTTTCTATCCTTCCCTGCCGCATAGACGCTGATGTGCGCGGCGCCAGAAGCCAAATCAGTCTCAAGCACGTTCGGCACTGGCCAGCCCGGATACACCCGGAGTGGGATACCGGCCGCGCTGGGTTGGCCGGTTCCGTTCGGATAGACGATCGCTGCTATCTGCGCCGCGACCTGTTTCAGTACGTCGGTCAGACTCGCCATATCACACCTGTACCTGCATTGCCGTGCATCTCCACCCCATGTCCGTCAGCTCAGCACTCGAGATCACGTACTTGCGGCCCAATTCGTCGCGGATGATGTCGCTGGTGCGCAGCACGATCCCCGGCCAAGCCGGCATGAGGATTGCCCACCAAGGGGTCCGGACATCGCCCGGAAGATTCGCCGGGTTCGCCTCGCCTTTCGTGCCCTGCAAGACGCTGGCAGGCCATCCCTGCATCAGCGGCGCCTCACTGGCTGGTGTGTCGGCTGCCCAGCCACCCAGGCCAACGCCAGGATCCATTCCCACACGCAACACCGAGACAACCCGGTTCGTTTGCACGCAGTAGATCGGCAGCGTGTCCTGCATCGCAGCGACAAAGAACGTGCCCTGATGTCCAACGAGAAAGTCACCGGGCTGGAACGTGCGCGCATCAAACAGGCCCAGCCAAGTGGCTTGGCCGTACTTGTTCGGCGCCGAGTAGTTGAAATTCGTGGTGAACGACGCAGGCAGCGTCTGCAATGCGGTTGACATCAGCGGGTTACTGGCGCTCGTAGCGCGGAATTGCTGGTAGTCGAAACCGGTTCGCTTGGATGCCTGCCCGTACCCTTTGTAAATCTTGGCCTGGAGCTTTGTGCCGTCCATATCAACCCCTTACGAGGCCGATATTGCCGTCGCCGAGTGATGGGCCAGGGGGAACGCCCAAGAATCCGCACAGCTCGCGCCGCCATATGCGGTAAAGGCTCATGCGGTCGCGCACTTCGTCCTTGTTGTGCACCCAAACAGCCGCCTGCGCGGTGTCAAGGTTGTCCGTTGCCGACAGAACATCTGTCTCCAGGCCGGCGAGCTTGGTCAGGAACGTGGTCATCGTGACCTCTTCCTCTGGCCGCAAGCTGCCAAGCCGGTGATTCAGCGTTTGCCAGATCATCGGGGCAACCCAACCCCAAGCGGTATCGCGGCGGTCGTCGAGCGTCACGTCGCCCTGCATCGGGTAACCGGCGTAGCGACGGGCGTCCGACTTTTGCTGGTCAGTAAGCATGATCGGCTCCTGCTACGTTCATCAGTGATTACACTGCTGCGTCGAGCAATGCTTGCAGCGCGGATTGGTCGGCGTCTTCTTCAAAGGCAATGCCCTTTTCAGTCAGCGCGGCCTTGGTGTCTGCGAGCAATTTCGCGGCCTTGACTTCCTTCGCGCTTGGCTTTTTGTCGCCATACAGCTCATGAAAGTCTTTGTCGAAGTCCTCTTCGTTGATCAGCACGAAATCGCCCTGATCTTCACCCCACGGCTTTACTTGAATGGTGCCCATTTGTTTCTCCACGGCTTGTAGCGCCCGGAGCCGAAGCCCCAGGCGCATTCATTACGCCAACAGCAGCGCGGTGTGTTCCGACTTGACCATCGCGACACCCCAGGCCAGCGCGATTTCGTACTGGATCTGGCGGTATTGCTTGTACAGCGAGATCTCGAACGAGAGGCCGCTGACAGGGTCAGTGATGATCATGCGGTCGGACGCGCTGTCACCGCCTTCCGGCAGCGCCGGTGCGCGGGTGGCAACAGCCAGAGCCGAGCGAGCGAACGCCATGTTGCGGGTGGTGGCGGCGATAACGGTGATCGCGGTTGCGGCTGCCGGGATGGCTTTGCGCAGGCCGGGTGCAGCCAGCACAACAGTACCGCCGTTCGAGGTGTCAGCATCACCGGTCAGTACGACGTACTTGTTGGTGTCGCCAGCGAAGGTGATCACGTCGCCAGCCAGAACGGTGCCAGTACCGGCTGAAGCCAGGGTAATGGTGGTCGCGCCAACGGCATAACCAGTGGTGTTGGTGGTCGCGCCCGCGCCAGTACCAGCGATGACGGTTTTGACTTGCGCCGACTCGCGGATCGCAAAGCCGTGCACATCGAGCAGCACGCCACGACGCAACATGCTGGTATCGGCAGCCTCGTTCGCCTTGGTCAGTTGGCCAAGGGTGCGCATGCTTGCGCCGGCAGTGGTGTCCAACACCATCTGCAGATCGCTCATCGGCGCGCCGTTGTCCGACAGGATTTTGCGCATCTGCGCAGCTTCTGCCAGGTTAGTAGCGAACGGGGCAGTGCCAGGGGTGCCATAGGCGCGGGACGACTTCAGGCACAGGTTGGCGATGTCGGATTCGACCTCGTTCACCAATGCGCGCATGCCTTGGGCGAGCTGGTCGCGCAGGATGACGTTGTACGAGGCGCCGTTGTTGTCCAGTCCGCGTTTCTCTTCACCGTTCCAACGCACCGGCACACGGCGGGCTTTGGTGATGGTCATCGACACGGAGCCGATGGTTTGGTCGCCGTCGTTCGGCGGGGTCACTGCCGGAGTGATATCGGTCGCGGTTGCGGCCGGCGCCACTGGCGAGGTGACGGTTTGACCAACCGCAGCGCGGTCGTAGGTCATGTCAGACGACACGGCAGGGATAAAGCCCACCAGTTCGCGCGAAACGACGTCCAGCGCGTTGTAGATGGTGGTTGTCAGGCCGGTGAGAGTGTTGCTCATGGATTACTCCTGGGATCAGTCGGTAACTTCACCGCCCGCAGACACGTGCGCATGCTTGCCCTGTGGGTCAAGTGCGTCGAACTGAGAGCGTGAGAGGGATTTCTTGCCATTACCGCCATTCCCACCGTTGTTCGAGGCGCCAGAGCCAGAAGCTCCAGAGCCTTTCAAGATGTGATCGCGGTGCGGGTATTGCTCAACAAGGGTTTCGATTGCTTCATCGAAGTCGGCGATTTCGCCTGGACGGGTACGGCTGTAGATCTTCTGGCCGTGCTGGTCGTAGGCGATGGTCTTGCCATCCTCGACTTTGAAGGCGGCGCCGAATTTGGACTGGACCAGGTCTGCGGGGATTGCCAGCTTCTCGCCGATGTACTTGGAACGGCTGAATGCACCGCCGATCTTTTCTTCGTAGAGCTGCTTTTCGAAGGTCTGCGCCTTGGTGGACCACTCATCAACCTGGCCTTGGAAGGCTTTGCTGATTTCGTTGCGCACCACGTCGATCTCACCGGCATCCACCAGCTTTTTTTGATCGAGCTTCGACACGATCTCCAGGGCTTTCTTGGCGGCGGCGCCGTCCGTGATCCCGTCGAACGCTTTCAAGGCCGTTTCTGCAGCCTCTTTGCCTTCGCGATGGGTCTTGGCTTCAGCGTTCAGCCGGGTAATCGTATTCACGGTGCCAGGAGCGTCAAAAGCGACCTCTTTGCCATCGTCGTACACGTACACAGGCTTGCCGTCTTGAAGAACCGCGTGCCCTTGATCATCCAATTTCAGGTTCATTGATGCATCTCCGGGCATCCGCCCATTTGTTGAGCCATCCGGCCCGGCGCGGCGCTATCCATCCGGAATCGCGCCCATAAAAAAGCCCCGGCGGAGGCCAGGGCTGTGTTCGGTGTTCACTTACTGCTGATCGAGAGGCCTAGCGCTAGGCTTGGCGGGTTGAGCTTTGATTTTCACCAACTCTTCCCCCCAGTCGAGTTCGTCGCTGAGTAGGCCTCGGCGCTGGACCTCTTCGAATAGGCTTTGATCGGACAGGACGCCGTTGAGATTCATGTTCAACAGGAACGGCATCGTGGTTTCGGGGCTGAAATCGATGTCGAAGTTGCCCTTCACCTTGACGTGGCCGCCATCCGGCAGCTTCATCCACATGGCGAAGTACTGAAGCACCTGGTCAAGCGCGTCTTCGAGTTGCCCAGCCATTGTCTGGAGGGGACTCATCTCCTGAGCCGCTTCTTCCTCTGACTGCGAAGCCGTTTTGACGGTCTGCTTCTCCTTCTGGAGCAGCTTGGCACCAGCGAGACGCATATCCTCGACCAGATCCAGCAGTGACTGGCGACCAGCTTCAATCGCCTTGCCGGTGTGCTCTACCCACTTCATGTCGCAGCCTTTCGGCAGGCGAGTAGCTGAGCCTGCGCCAACAGTGATGTTTTCGCCCTCATCGAGGCCGATCACCGCAAGCATCGGCACTCGCGCGATGTGCATGATGTTGTCTTGGTCGCTCTGGGACTGCCAGTGCTTGACGTTCATGTTCGCCAGCTCAAGGAGCGGCGGTGTTGCGGTGAGGAAGCCGGTGCGCTTGGTGTAGAAGGTGGCAAGCGGGATCACTTTCAGACTGATTTGGCCCTGGTCGTGCTCCTTCCAAGTTTTCTGACCTTTGCCATCGTCGACTTCGCGGAAGGTTGCCCATCCGCCCGGCACCAGAACGCGGATCTGATCCACGGTCTTCGTCCCGAACGCACCGTCTTCAACCTCAACGCACTCCATGTACCGGAACTGCGTCAGAACCTGTTCGCCAGCATTGTTCGCTGATCGCCAGCCGAGCACTTGGCCGGGCTTGATGATCACCGCGTATGGACGCACACCGGCTGACTTCTCCTCGGCCTTGGTTTTGATGCCTTCGGCCTTCGGGTGATCAACCAGCACATGGAACAGACCGTGTGACAGGCCGCCACTGAACAGCGACTGAGCCCAGACCTGCAGGTTGTTGCCCTGAAGGTCGAAGTCTTCGGCCATCTCCTTGATTTGATCAGGCACGTCGTCGGTCAGCGTGATCGGATCGGCAAACACCCGCCCTGTCATGTTCTGGACTGTCTCACTCAGCGCGGGAAGCAGTGTAGAAGTCTTCAGGCGGGCCTGATAAGCGTCGCCCTCCTCTTTCGGCCACTGCGGCAAGAACTTTGTTCCTGCCTTGCGCATGGCCCTCGTTCCACCCATGAGAGCGTCGATGATGGCCCAGTCCAGCCGCATCTCGTCAACGACGGGTAGCGTTTTGCTCGGATCATCGGACATAGGTTTACATTCTCAGGGATTCTTGGGAGGCGGTGCGCTTGATGATCGGGAACAGGTGCGCAAGTGGGTAGCCAGCTGCATCGATGACGTGATCTACGCCGCTCGTTTTGTCCGGCATACCGTTCTTGTCGTAGGCCTGCTGTTCGAGGCCGTCAGTCAGGTGCGGGCAGCGATTAGTGTTGACCTTTAGCCGGCGCTCGCCCTGCCCGTTGAGGATCAGCGCGTTGACGGCGTTCACGCGGTCGGCAATGGCCGGGTTTGTCGAATTGACGCGAACAGTCAGCCCAGCCTGGCGGATAATGCTCAGGTCTGACTCACTAGCGTTCTTGCTGCTGGCGTTCTGACCAGATGCGTCAGGGAACACTTGGACGGCGTGTCCTTTCAGCGAATAGCGATCCTTGAAGATGGAAACCATCTGCGGCGTGTCACGACCGTCGACGATCTCGTCAACCGCCACTGGCAACCCCTCACGCATCACATAAACTACTGCGCTCATTTTCAGTCTGTTGAAGTCCATGCCGATCAGCACGGGTTCTTCAGGCTGAAGCGTTTCATTCGTGTGATTCAGCTTGCGGCAGAAGTCTGGGTAGACGCTGCCGGCGGTCAGATTGGTGAACCGACCTTCAATGTATGCGTCGATCAGTGCGGCCGGGTAACTGTCACGTAGCGTCTGCACATAGTCTTCGGGGAGGAACGGGTTCGTGTACGTAGCTGCCTGGATCATCACGTAGCCAGGCTTTGGATTTCTCCCCCAAGTGTCGTAGACGAACTGAAAGCCTTCAGGCGTCGTGTAGGCCGATACCCGATTGAATGGATCCGCAACGCCATCAGGGCGCTGTCTGTTCCGCGCAATGATCTTGCGCCAGGCCATCTGAGCCAGCGGCTTTTTCAGCGTGTCGATCTCGTCGACGTGCGCACGGTATGACTCGTAGCCAATGATGCGGGCCGGGTTCTCCAACGTCCGCAGCACGAAGTCGCCGCAGTTTGGCGAGCTCGTGTAAATGATGTTTTCCTGCTTGTTGTACTTGTACCGGATGCCCATGTCCGAAAGCTTCTCTTCCATGCGCGGCGCAAGGATGAGGCGGACAAGGTCGTAGGTGGGCTCGTACAGCGCGATCAAGGCGCTGGACGATGCCAAGGCGTCCCTGAGTGCGCAGTTGGCGAGAGTTTCAGTCTTGCCAGTGCCAAACCCACCGACAAACGCCGGGTACTTCTCGGTCAGTTGATAGAAGTCAGCCTGCGGCTGCGTCATTTGCACCCGCAGCGTCCTTCCTTCCACCTACCACCTCAATCTCGATTCTGGTCACCGGCGGCAACTCAAGAGGATTCGTCTTCAGCAGCTCGGCGCGGGTCCGCTCAAGGCTTTCAATTCGGCCTGTAAGGCGATCAATCAGTCCGGAGTAATCCCGAACCTTGAACTTCTCTTCAGTCTTGGCCTGATATTCGCCGGCGCCTTCACGCTCAACCCTTGCCTCAAGCTCAGCAGTGTCGCCGCGCTCGTTCTCTTGGTTTAGCGCCCGCATCAATCGAATACGCGTCAGGCGAAGTTCGTCATCAACACGACCCAGCTCGATGTGAGCAAGCATGTCGTTCTCAGCATCAGTGAGGAACTGGCTATAGATGGAGCCAGGCTTGGCTGCGTGCTTATTGGCCTTGTTGGCCTTCGATGCAGCACCGCCGTGTAACTTGCACCGCGAGGAACCCGGAACAGCGTGACGCTTGCATGGTTCCCCTGAGCGCGTTTTAGCGCCACATAGGGCCATGGGCTTGCCTCATTCATGGGGTGTTATTGCAGAACGATTCATTCAACGTCGTTCGAACGTCATTCAATGCTCATTCGATTGGCTTGGCGATGGTCAGCGTTCTGATCTTGCCGCCAGTGCAGCTGTCACGCTTCATGGCCATCTCTACGGCTTGGTAGGCAGATGCGCCCATGTCGAGCGCAGTCAGCGCATGGTCCGATCCGCTACCGATTGAATATGGTCGCTCGAGCATGAGCGGAGTTTTTGCAAGCTTGCCTTCGTAATAGCCGACCAACGCAATGGTGCCATCCTGGACAACAAGCACCTCTGCTCCGCACTCCCCGGCTATCTCTTCGCCGAAATAGGCGCCGATCAGTTCGTTGATCTCGCTAGTAGCACCAGTGCCGAGGAAGAACGCACCTTCGCGCTCTCTCAACTTGTCGAAGTCGTCGTAGACAATAGTCCGACCGGCAGTGACTCGACCGTCATAGGCGATGATCCCGTCCTTATAGGCGATCGTGGTCATTGGGTCGCCTCGTCAGTCGGTATGATCTCGCGGTAACGCTTGGCTGCGCGGGCATGTCGCTGCAGCACTTTCTCATCGGCTTCAAGGCCAGCGAGAAAGGCAAAGGTGTGCACGGCCACAACGTAGAACCTGAACCACCAGGGGTAGTAGGCCTTCAATGTGAGCTTGGCCATATCACTCACCGTCGAGGATAGTGTCGAGCATCAGTTGTTCGCCGATCCTAAACGCCGCGAGGGTCTGCAGGTCTTCAGCCTTCGGGCCAAAGCCGAACAGCCCGACACCGCCGGATTCGTAGATCATCACCATGGCGCCGATGGAGCAAGCTTCGATCTCGCCGCTTTCCATCTGATCAGCAATGAGGCGCAGCGTGGCGACTGGCTCGCGCCACCCCTCACGCGGAAGGCTGACGACTTTCAGGTCTGCGCTCATATGTCACCGTGAGATCTGCAATCTACTGCCAGTATTCCAGCCATTTCAGCAGGACATGCGCAGTCTATTGCGTGTAGAGAGTGGCGCTGGCATGAGCCTAGGCGCCCTTTGGTTTAATCGTCGCCTACAACCTTGATATCCTTTCCGTCGAGAAAGAATGTGACAGTTACGGTTGGATATTGGCCCGGCAGACTCTCCGTACTAACAGAAGTCTGGCGTGGCAGTAATTCGCCATCCTCAGTGAAGAGTGCGAGCGGACGTCTTTCATCGCCTCGCTCTTTCGGAGTGCCAGACCAATCGCCAGCTGCGCCGATGACTACCGTGTTGTCACGGGGAACGCGCTTCAGGATGAGCTTCATCGGGAGTGCGCTCCGGTTTGGAGGTTGTTCTCGCCCAGCGTGATCACGGGCTTGATCATCTCGGAGATATTCTTCGCAATCGTTGCGCGCAGCTCAGGAGTATCTGGCTCGCCGATGTGCATCTCGACCTCATCCTTGATGACCTGATCAATATCAATGTGGCTGTAATCGATTGAAACAGTCACATTCAGTGTTCTGATGTTGAAATTGTTCATCGGGAGTCACCCTTGAGTTGTTAAGCCTTCTTGGCGAGCGCTACAGCTTCAGACCAGAACCCTGGGAGTTCGTGACCCAGCGCGGCAAGGATCGTTTCCAGCTTGGAGATGGTGCCGGCGGGGATCATGGCGTCCAGGGCGATGACTGCATCAGCTGCGGGCGCAGCGGCAGGATCGACAACCTTCACCAAGGTCGCGGCAAGAGCCACATAATCGGTGCCGGAACCAGCGCGGCCCCCAGCTGCATTATCTGACGCCGGAGCGAGCGCTGCCTGCAGGTCGTTGACGGTCATTTCGGCCGCCGGAGCGAGCGCAGTTTGGACTTCTTCAGGCAATTCGGACATGGTTGGAACCTCTACGATGCGTTTTGCAATCCATGCGGGAAGAATGCTGTGGATGATCCAAGCAAGGATGGCTTTCATTTGTCACCAGATTCTGGGTGTGGCGCAGCTGGTTCGTTCAGGCATTGCTCACAGTGCAGGTAGCGGCACAGCCAAGCTTTGACCCGTGGCCAGTGATTGGCGATAAACCAGTGTCGAATCCCAGCCAATGCCAGTGCTCCGTGGAATGTGATGCCGGCGACCGTTGGCGTGATGTACACAGCCTCGGAGCGCGTAACGATGGAAAAGCCTGAAAGGGCAATCGTCATGTAAATGACCTTCCCAACGATACCGTCGCTCACTTTCCTTGCGAGCACACACCAAAGTGCATGCAGCGCGACAATGGCGATGAATGTGGTGCTGAGGTGTTGGGTGTTCATGGATTGCCTCCGCCGAACCGCTGGCGAATCATCGCCCAAAGGTCGGCAGCCTTGATGGCCCGGGTAACTGCAGCGATAAGCGATCCGCCAAACGTACCAAGCAGGAATCCGACACCAGCAACACTGCGCGGCTCAACCACTCCGAAGTAGGAGCTGACCAAGCCAGTTAGGTAGTGAGCGCAGACAGCGCCCGAGAAAATAAAGATGAACCATGCCTTCCGGTCTACAAGGTCTTCTCGGTGCCACCAGCTCGCAGCAACTGCGCCGGCCAGACCTGCAAATGCCCAGCTGAACCAATCGATCAGGCGATGAATAAATTCCATGCGCTCGACCTCTCAGTTGCATGTAGTGGAAAGAAAAAAGGCGCCAGTGTGGGCGCCAAACTGCTGGGGAGCAGTGGATGAGGAAAATAAAAAGGCCCAGCTTGGTGAGAGCTGGGCCTTGCCGGGCGATTTGTGCATCGTTGAGAGGCTGCTCGGACTTCCGCATCTGCGGTCACTTGGCGTTGGTTGCGACTCGCGAGATATTTGTTGGCGCAGGGGGCATCTCCAGCCAATGCGTCACGTTCTTCATAATCGCTCCGTCTTGGATATCGCCCGTAACGACCCATTGAGCCGACTCAAGATCACATTCTTCGATTGGATCGTGATCACGCCGAAGAACTGCAGGCTGCCAGCAACCTTTTCTCATGGCCCCAAATACTCTTGGCGATAAATTGCCGAACACCAGGACTTCAGTATCGAAGGGAGCAGGGAACTCCTTGATATCATGCATTCGCCAATCCTCGGTCGCTTGAGCAAGAACATTATACAGCGAACAGCCATGGATCGTTGGTTGATAAGGCCGGAGTTACGAAGGAGCCCAGAGCATCCGGCATGATGGCTCAGTCAAAAGTGTTCATGCACAAAAAAGCCCAACTCTGTGGCCGGGCTTGATCTTGTCTGCGTCACATACAAACGTACATAACCCAAGATGACGCAATTGTGCGAAATAGCGAAACGGAAAGCAAGCGATATTTACGCTGAATCCCACATTGCATCAGTTGCCGATCTTTTCCTCAATTTTTCGCAGGCGTCGATAACTTCAGAATCAGAAAGCTCAGGATCAGCAAACACGACGAATGCGCGGCTATTCGGATGGCGGAACTCACGAAGACGATAGGCGTGAGTGCAATGCTCTTGATAGGAGCGCGGCTGATCTTTGTATGGCTTTACATACGCAGGCACTTGCTTGAATGCGCTCATCCATGAACGGCCATCGAAGAGATGGAGATCAACCTTCTGTCCGTCGCATGGACCGCCAACGAGCGTCGTGATGATGTCCGGCGGAATTCTTGGCCCGGACAACTCGGATACTGTTACCTTGATCATGTCAGCAGCCCCCGGCTATTTTCAGTCTCTGGGTTTTTGTCATGGAAAGAAGCAAGCGGCCAATCTCAGCAGCCTCGACGTCGCCTACCTCAAGCGCATTATCAATGCACCATTGAACGTCATGATCCCGCACGTTGCCGTCGTCGAGAATGATGTGAAGCCTTCCACCTACTCCGTTACCTGGCTGATTGACATATGCCTTAACTCGCGGCAACACATCTGGGACGGTAAGGCGCGGGCCGCTCATGCTATTTTTCTCCGTGGTCGATGACACCAAAGCACCATCAGGAATCCTAAGTCGAGAACCGTCATGCAGATGAATGCCGGCAGATCGGAACGCCAGTTCCCGCCAAAGTTAGATACGGCTGCAAATGTCGATACGACAAGCGCAACGCCGATCAGCGGCAGCCATTTTGGTGGCTGATAGGTCATGCTTCACCTCTGGCCTTGGCGATAGCGGCCTTTGCTCTTCTGGTGATGTGATAAACATGATCGCCCCCATCGCTACCGATTGACTCATCGCGGGCCACCAGATCATCACATTCAATGGCGTTAATCATGTCTTCCAGCGCCTCAAGCAAATCGGGGGCGGCGGCGATCAGGAGGGCGTTCGAAATAATCCGCGCAAACTCCTCTTTCGTCTCGTCGTTATCTTCCCATTCTGGAAAGTGCTGCTCTGAGAGATCGCCATCTTCGCAGGTAACTGTTATTTCCCATGCGCCATGGTTGATCGTCCACGGCGCAGGAGAATGCTTGATCTTTCTGAGGCCTACGTAAGTCGTCGGGCCATTTGGATTGAAATTATTGTTCATGCCGCCTGCTCCCCAAGTACGCCCGCTTCCTCAAGAATCAATTGTGCTTCCACCAGCGCGTCATCCACAAGGCTTTCCAACGCCTTCTTGATGGCCTTATTCCAGAGTTGGTAGGTGCGCTCGGTCTTGCCTTGATTGTCCCAGGTGTTGATGTCGTAGTTCGAATCGGCAAGAACGATAGCGCCATCCAGTTGACTGGTGCCGCGCTTGGCCGCTGATACGTTCGCACGCTCGACAGCAGCCTTTGCCGCCTCTACCCGCCATGCTGGTACGTCTTCGTCGAACTGAGGCGCCTTTACCTTCACAGGCTCCCGGCGAACACCTTTGATTTGCGGGATCGCCCACGCGGTTACAGCGCGACGGGTGAACAGCGCCGGGGCTGGACTGGTCATGATCGCCACCAGACGACCTGTCGCCTCGATCTTGCGGCCATTGTGCGTGCTGAACTTGGCAGTCAAGGCGAACCAGTGGCGAGGGCTCAGCACCTTATGCAGCAGCTTGTGCACGATGCAGTCCTGAAGCAACGCTGCCTCCTTCCCGACGATCTCCCCCTTCTGCTTGGCGCACTGGACCTTCGGCTCGAAGTCATTACCACCGGCAGAGTTGATCGTTTCGGCGGCGAGAGCGCGGACAACTGCGGATACGACGTTGCGGTAAGTCATGATCACACCCCCATCACATGCTGAGCAAAAACAACCCACGCCACCGGCGGAACAACCGAGCAGAGGACTGTCATCCAGAAACCCTTGGCGAGCGCGATGCCGCAAACCCAAGCGGTGACCATGGCAAGCCACGAAATTTGCAGTTGAGCTTTCATGCCGCCACCCCTTTTGCTACCGAAGGTTCGCTACGGAAAAAGGCACCGCCGACGCAATGAATCAGGGTGCGCTTGCCGTTCAAGTAGGTAATTTCGTGCGTGTGCGTCCAGCCGCTGGGGCTGTCGGCGTTGTAGCCCATGTTCATCTTGGAGCTGGTACCGACCGAGTGCGCGCCGTCGACGATCTCTGCGCCGTGGCTATGGCCCTTGGTGACCTTGGCGCCGATGCTGGCAAACCCACGGGTAGATCCCCGGGCCCCATTAGGCCCTTTGTGTCCGTGCCAACCGAATTCAATGCCGTGACGGATGAACGAATCGCCGGGCTTGAGCCATTGCAGGCGCTCGCCGGACACCATCAGCTTGTCCATCCAGTACTTGAACGGGTCGCAGTAACTGCCGTCGTGGATCGACTGGAGCATGGCGGCCTTGGTTTCGTGGTAGACCAGCGCGTTTTCCAGGTCGTGCGCATGCTCCGACCCTTCCAGCCATTGACCGAAGTGGTCGTTGTGGTTTGAGCCCACGATGATGGTCTTACCAGCGAACGACGACAGCAGGTCGATGTGCTTGGCGGTCGTGGTCAGTTCGCGCAGCACGCTGGACTTGCCGGTGACGTGCCGAAGGAACTTCTCGAAGTATTTGGCGTGATGGCTGGCCGAACCGAAGTTCAGCACGTCGTGCAGCACTAGGAATCGAGGACGCACACGTTCGGCAAGCGCCTTGGTGGCCTGTGTTACCTGCGCATCTGCCAACTCGGCATGGACGTCGCCCATGGTGAGGACTTCGACCTCTGGCGCGTGCTCAGCCCCCTTCACGGTGTATTTCGTGTCGAGGTCGTAGAAGCTGCCGTCCTTCAGCGGGCAAATGTGGCGGATGTGGTTCCCGCTACCGTCCACTTCGACCACCACGGCCCCCATGGTGTGGTGGAAGCAGCCCTTCGCGCCGGCGTTGGTGTCGCTGTACTGCTCGACTGTGCAGGCCCCAGTCGTCATGACCAGCTTGGCCGGGTCGCCAACCTTCGTGGCCACCGACTTCAGCGCGATCTTGGTGTGCCCGAGGATTGCCGAGGCGGTACCGCTGACCGTCAGCCAGCCTTGTAGCGGGTTGGCTGCCGTCGGCTGGACCTTGATGTCGGCCAGCACCACTAGCCCTTTAGCGATCTTGGTCCGCTCATGAATTATGTAAGGCGCCAGGCGCGCGTCCCACCATTCGTCGTTGCCCGACTCGTCGCGGCTGGTCGGGTTCTTGTACCGCATCGGGATCACGATCAGCTTGGCACCATTGACCGAGCAGTAAAGCTGCAGGGTCTTCAGGAACGCCGAGTGGGCCTTGGTCGCGTTGACCGCCGCAGTGATGACGTAGCACCGAGCATTGACGGAATCGACGACCTTGTCCTGAGGGGTCGGAATAGCCCCTCTGATGGCGAGCTTTGCCTTGCGCTTCTCAATGCTGCGCACGTTCATGCCGAAGTACTCGGCGGCTTGCTTGAGGCTCATAGACTCCAGCGCGTCAGCAAGCTGCTCGTCGGTTACTTTGCGCTCGGCCATTATTGAGCCCCTTCGATGATGTAGTGCGTTGGGGACTTGTCGGCGTGTACAGCCTTCAAGCGGGCAACGTGTGGCGTAAGCGAATTGATCAGCTCTCGGTATCCGCCAGGGTGCATGCGGTCGTCATTGAGCTTTCCAGCAGCCTCCGCATCTACGATGATTGCCAAGCAGGCGAGCGCGTGGGCCAGATGAGGCAGGCCGCTGTCTGGATCGACCGCCTCCCCTTCAAACCATGCGTTCAGGTGCCGGCTGGCCGCGTCGTAGTAGATCGACGCACGAACACCAACGGCACGGAAATTAGAGCGCCCATACTTGAGCATCCCGTCGAGCAGGCCAAGGCTCCCCAGCGCGGTGGCAGTAACAGGCCAGAGGTGCAGCGGCAACTTCCCGCTACCGATCAGATCTTTTGGGTTGGTCGGCTTGATGTCGGTCATGCTGCGGCCCCTTTGCGGTGGAATTTTGAGTCATACCAGCGGTAGAAGAACTGCGCCGCTGTGATGCCGATCGAGCCACCGAAGCCGGAGACGATCAGGAAATAACCGGTGGAAATGTTTGAGTGCGCAACCGCCCAGATGTAGGCGAACTGCGCCAGGGTGATCATCCAGCTCACGAAGAAACCGGCGATGATCTTGTCGTCACGCAGCAGCTTGCTGTTCAGACCAAGCAGGAACACCTGGAAGAATGCCGAGACGAACACAGTCGGAAATTGCAGTTCAGGGGTCATGCCGCTTCCCCTTTCGCTGATTCAAGATCTTTGACGCAGGCGGCCTTGGCACTGTCCAGATCGGTGCCTACGGTCAAAAGCTTCGAGGCTGGAGACGGAGTGCGCGCGATATAGGCAAAACCCTCCTCCAGCGAATACTTGCTGATCAGATAGCCCTCATCAGACGAAATGCAGCGCTTGCTTTCGCCTACTGGTGTCCAGTTCATGGCCGAATCCCCCGCCGAGCCTTGTCCTTAATCCACAGCCGGCGGCAGCATTCGAGCAGCCCTCCACCGAGTAACAACATGAAGCAGAAGTAGAGGTGAAGGATCATGCGGCTGCTCTCCTGAGTTCACGGGTCTTGGCGCGGTATTCGGCGGTTATGGCCTTGAGGTCTTCGATGGTGTACTTCTTCGGCGCGTGCGGGCCTTCCAGCCACTCGACAGCCGCGGCGCCGATCCGCTTCACCAGCTCTATGCGGTAGTTCACGATGTTGCCGGACTTGTGCGTATTGCATGGCGAACACTGGCGATGACAATTGAGCGGCTCGAATCTCAGCGCGGGGTTGCTGCCGACGGTGCGGTAGTGCCCGGCGTCGTACTTGCCCTCGTGGTGCCGACCGCAACTGATGCACGGCAGCTTGGCGTCACGCTCGCGCACCCAGGCGTTGAAAGCGGCCTGCGCCTCACGCATGTAATGCCCCTTCGTCTTAACGCGCTCCTTGGCTGCTCTTAGCTCCTTGCGGCCTACGTCAGCAAGAGCCTTGCGAGCCTTTTCGGCGTTCACGTCCTTGGTTGCCAGTGCGCAGGAAGGGCTGCAGACCTTCTGACCGAGGCGTTGAGGGTCGAATGAGGCCCTGCACACTGGGTTGGTGCAGGTCTTGGCTTTGCGGGGTTTCGCTGTGAGAGTCATATATCCCTCCCCCACAGGAACCCGACGAACGCCATTGCTTCCGCGATCGCCATGATCGCCCAGAATGAAGAAGTAGCCTCCCGAGGCCCAATGCCTGCTTGGTTCAGCACAGCAAATAGCGCGATGACGAGGATTACCTGAACAAGGCAAAAGGTTTTTGCTTCGGCGCTCACTCGACCACCTCCCGCGACTTTTGCTGCTCTGGCTGGAAATTGCCTTTCAACGGCATCAACTCCCTTTCGGCATATAAGCGCTCGTCGGCGGCGTTCGTATGGATGACAAACCAGCCATCCTCCTTTGCCACTGAAGGCTTGTCGTCCCATGTAAGGCAGTCCTCGCCCTTCTTGATCGCGGAATCGAGCGTCACAACGCTGTAGGCTGGAATTTCCGGGTCGTCGACGATGGTCAGGGCAAGATCGCCCGGCTTGAACTGGCTCATGCCGCCGTCCTCTCGCCGTAGATGGCGTACATCAGGTCATCCGGGTGAGGCAGAAGCAGTTGAAGGTGTTCGGCGCAGTACGCGTCCAGTAACTCCAGATACTGGGTCATATCGGCGATGGTGAACTTGCGGGTCTTCGCCCGGCCGACCCGGTACTTGGTGCCGTCTGGCAGTTCAACCGGATGCACCTCGGCCGGCCACAGTTTCGAGACCAGAATCTCGTGCCATTCTTCCGAGCTGGCGAGTTGCCCGAAGGATTCGCGCAAATGGGACTGGATCAGGCCGTTCCACATCCACAGCAGCTTGTTCTGCGCATCACTGCGCTTGCTTCGGATCTCTACGATGGTCAGCCTGCGCGGCTTGGACAGATCGAGACCGGCGAGATAAACCATCAGCCGGTTGCGGTCGGATTCGTTGCGGAGCATGAGGTCAGTCATAAAACCTCCCGATCAAGAATGCGACCACCACACATGCAACGGTGGTGAATGTGTTCCCGACGTCGTGGCTAATTGCTGCTGCAAGACAGGTCAGAAGGTACGCAGCCGTCATTTTTTTGTTCATGCGCGTCTTACTCCCTTCGCCCGCAGCTCAACCAAAGCCCCACAAGGCGCGCAAAGCTTCACGCCCTTCACCGCAGCGCGGCGATCCTCAGGAATGTCTTCACCGCACTCCTCACACTCTTTGGCGCTGATGCCGGTGTAACGGGGGATCTGGGAAAGCGCTTGCTCGCGAATTTGTTCGATGACTTCGTCAGCTTGATCGCAGATATCGCTCATGCTGCTTCTCCTTTGGATTTCCGGAATTCCTGCCGATCAAGGAACCATTTCAGCCCCCGCTCGCAGACTGAGATTTCGCGCTTGATGGCCAGGCGCTCTTGGTTCGCTTCTTCGTGGGTGGAACGGAGGGCTTTCTCCATATCGCTGCGGGTTGCGCTGTTCAGGAAGAACTCTTCGATGATGTGGCCGATCGGCCGCACCCAATCCATGTCGTCGGGCTGCACAGCAGCTCTGATCAGGCTCCAAGCCGGTATCCCTAATTGGTCACGGACCAAGCGATGGAGATCTCCGGGAGAAATATTGCTGTGCCAGCCATTAGCGCCGCGAACATGCATGCCGCAGTTGCAGAGGCTCGTCATGTCGGATTCAGGCTTGCCGAACAGGAATACAACTTCTCTTCCAGTTCGCTCCATTACCGCATCCGCTTTCTTGATCTCTTCTTCGGTCGGCCAGTCACCCTTCACTTCCAAATAGATGCCGACGTTAGGCAGCCAAAAGTCAGGAAGGTAGAAGCCTTCGTCCACGCGGATCAGGTCCGGCTCGTACAGGTAGAAAATGTCCGCCGCATCCAGCACGCGAGCCCACAGCAACTCGGTGTAGGAGCGGAGCCTGTAACCGTTGTGGTGGTAAACCGTTCTGCGCTCTCTCATCAGAAGTTCACCGACACGACGTTGCTAACGCACGCATGATTGGCCAATGGGAGGAAGCGGGAGCGGTTGCCCTGGAACGCGACCGGCACCATCCCGATTTCGCCATCGCGGTTCTTGCGGATCAGGATCTCGGCAATGCCTTTATCCAAGGTGTTTGGGTGGTACACCTCGTCGCGGTAGACGAACATCACGATGTCGGCATCCTGCTCAATGGCCCCTGACTCGCGGAGATCGCTCAGCACCGGACGTTTGTCAGGTCGCGATTCGCAGCCGCGGTTGAGCTGGGAGAGAACGATCACCGGGCAGTCGAGTTCGCGGGCCAGCAGCTTGATCTGGCGCGACATGGCGGTGACATCTTCGGTCCGGCCGTTTCCGTCACCCTCAACCAATCCGAGATAGTCGATGACTGCCAAGCCGAGGCCGCCCATGCGATGGGACTGGCGACGGGCGATCGAGCGGATGCGGGGCATCGTCATCACCGGAACGTCAGATACCGCGATTGGCGCGTCCCGCAACCGCAGCGCCGCGGTAGCCAACTCTGCCGAGTTATCGCTCGAGCAGACGCCTGTCTTGAGCGCTGGCAGCGGTATGCCACCTACGGCCGCGAGTAATCGGTCCATGAGCTGGGTCTTGCTCATCTCCAGGCTTATGACGAGAACTGGCTTCTGCTGGTTGATGGCGACGTCTGCGGCGATGTTCATGGCCAAGGTAGTCTTGCCCATCGCGGGTCGGCCGGCGATGACGATCATCTGGCCTGACTTCAGGCCCTGCGTGTAACCATCAAGGTCTGGCAGTCCGGAGCCCAGCCCATCCATGACGATGCCTTGCTCGAAGCGATCGAGACGCGACTGCAGGATCTCAATGTGTTCGGCAAGGATGTCGCCAATCATCTGGCACTCGCCGTCGCTTCCGCTGGAGTCAAGCCCCAGCACGATGGACTGGACCTGCGAGATCTTGTCCTCGACGCCGCCGTCTTCATGCGCGACCTCGTTGATGCGATCCGCCGCGGCGGACATCAGACGGCACACGGCCCGGTCACGGATGATCTGCGCGTAGGCCTTCGCATTCGCAACGCTGGGAGTGTTGGCCTGAATCTCACCAGCGTAAGCCAGCACCCGGGTTCCGCTCGGTAGCTCTGAGCGGCGATCGCTGAGTGTAATCACGTCGATCGGGTGGCCATCGGAATGCAGCTCGAGGATCAGCCGGTACAGGTCCGCGTTGTCCTCCCACGCAAACGCCGCCGCCGCTAAACCATCACTCAGGACGTCGATCAGATGAGGCTGACGGATCATCGCACCGAGAACGCCATGCTCTGCTTCCAAGCTCTGAAGTTGGATCATTGCGCAGCCTCCGATATTTCGCGGAAGACAGCGCGACTGACCAGGGCCTCAAGCCTTGGCGCGACGTTTTGACCGCGAAAGAAAACCTGATTGCGACTGTTTGCCTTCTGGAAGAACCCGAGCCAGAAGTTCTGGCCGCTCTGGTGATCTGGCGATTCGTTCCAGCGCTCAACAATCATCGAGCGCAACACCTTGTCGCTCGGCACTGTTACGGTCGGCAGGTTTGGGCAGACTTTGTGATATAGGGCGATGATCTGATCCACTGGCACATTGGATTCATCGACGCTGCCAGGCTTCTTGTGAGCGCGACCAAGCCAGTTGACCAGAAACTTGCGCCAGTCCTTCTTGGCTGGGCTCCCACTTGCCCATGCCGCGGCGCGAGCTATTTCCGCTTCCACATCAACTGGTGCGTATGCCGAAGACCATTTGGTAATCAGGTCATCTGACACGCTGAAATCTTCGCCATTGAACTCAACAAAGGAGGCCGCACTGCTGGGCGCGACAGCGCCATGCTCTCTCTTTGTATTACCTAAGATCTTTGTATTACTCCCCGTAACCTTTCCGAGAGGGGGTTCGTAACCTTTCCGAGAGGGGTTCGCCTCTTTTCCGAGAGGGGTATGGAAGTTTTCGAGAGGGGTCAATATGCGCAACTGGCGTTCTACTATCCGGTTACCTTCACGGATAAGATTGATACTGAGGATGCCGTCGCGAACAAGATCATTGATAATGTTTGAAACGCGCTTCACCGACAGGTCAAAGAACTTGGCAAAGTGCGCATTGGAGGCGTAGCAGCCCCGGTCATCGCTCTCAAGACTGCTGATCTCGACCAGCATCACTTTGTCGGTGATAGACAGCTCTCGATTCATCCAAAGGTCTGCGGGGATCCACACACCTTTGAATTTTCGAGGCAGGCTATTCAGGGCCTGTACAACTTCATTTGAGTTATGCATAATCCAGCTCACAGAGTTGCTTCAAATGCAATGAAAGAAACCGGGATTGCGCCCCGGTTTTTTTTCGCCTGCGATTTGGTGTTCCATCTATTCGAGGTCTTCATCAGCCCCTCCCCTTGCCTTTTCAGGCCCTTTTGAGTCCCGCTTGGGGTCTCGTTTCGTTACTGGAAGGAGTCGAATTTTTTTCGCTCCCTTTGGCCTGGTCTTCTCGATCAGCGCTTCTCTTCCCAAGCGTGCTGCGTATTCCTCTGGCGTGATTCCTTCTTGTTTTGCCAGTCGCTCGAGCTTTTCGTAGAGCTGCCAATCGATTCCGTGGCAGATCATGTTTTCAGGCACGGAGTGCTCCTTTAGGGACTTCAGCCCATGTTGCGTTGAGCGGTAACATCCTGTTCCACGATGCTCTCCAGCTTTTCCTCGACGCACATGCGCACGAAGACGGCGAGCTGAAGCTTGTGTAGACGTGCTACTGCTTTCAGCGCTTCGTAGGTCTCGTCGTCATAGCGAGACTTGATTTCCCGATCCTTCAGGTGACGGTTGTTGTCGTACATATTGGTGGTGCTCCTGGCTATCGAATGGGTTAGGCAGCAGGGGTAAGGAAGCGCATGGCATCTTCGGATGCCTTGAGTGCGCCGCCGGTGATCGCCTGCAACTGAAGCTGGCGAAGGGGAGGCACCGATTCAGGCCACTGAGAAACCGCTCCAGGGCTAATGCCCAGAGCCTCAGCAACCTTACTGACGCCTTTGAAGTGGTTTAAAACCTCAGTCTTTTTCATAAGTGCTCCACTTAGTTTGGTTGAATTTAAGCATGCTTAATGAGCAAGCGCAAGACGGCACTGCATGCTTAACCTCGACGGAATTAAGCTCGCTTAACTTTTTTCTAGGGCTTGCAAATGAATTTTTTCGGACGAGATGTTTCAGAGCCTGCCGGTCGGCATGAGCGGGTGGCATTGGCGATCGAGCACAGCAAGCTCTCTAAAAGCGAGATGGCGAAGCGCTGCGGTGTGTCCCCATCCGCCGTTACTCAGTGGACGACTGGCGAAACCGCATCTATAAAACCAGAGAACCTTTTCGCACTGGCTTCAGAGTCAGGAGTTAGCGCAAGGTGGATCGCGACTGGTGAGGGAGTCCCGGAACCATTCACTCCGGGGCAAAATGTTATTGCGTGGGAAGCGCCTGAGGATCTTCCAAATGACCAGTTCATTATCGTGCCTCGCATTGAGGTGAGATTTGCAGCAGGGACGGGAGAAATGGTGATAGAGGAAGTGCACCAGGATCAGGGAAACGCATATCGGATGGATTGGATTAGGCGAAAGCGGCTGAACCCCAAGAATCTTTCAGACTTCATAATCACTGGCGAATCGATGGAGCCAACACTCCCGGAGGGATCCAAGGTCACACTTGACTTAAGCAACACCGCAATTCAGGACGGTAAGGTTTATGGGATCCGGTACGGCAACGAATTGCGTATCAAGCGGCTATATAAGAGATTCGACGGAGGCCTTATCATTCGCTCCGACAATTCCTCGAAGAATCCAGATGAAAGTCTGAACCCTGACCAGCTTGAGCATGTATCCGTCATCGGGAGATACGTAGCCCACAGTTTCGACGGAGACATCTAAACCGAACGTCTAATAGATTTGTCACTGAAGCCCGCCTAGCGCGGGCTTTTTGTCGCATCATGATTAAGCATGCTAAATTTTTTTAGTAAGCATGCTTGACGCAGCCTTTTAAGCAAGCTTAAATGACCTCAAGCCGAACGAAACACCGGCCAGGGCCTGACAAGACCCGCCACACGACTGGTGAAGCCGCCAGATAGCCCGGGATCAGCGAAGTGATCTCCAAGCCTCCGGAAGGAGACCGACTTGAACAAAGCTCTTTAAGCAGAACGGAATGACAGATTTCCTCGATGCGCTTGGCAACAGGCGCATCCGGAAAATCAACCGGAGGAACACAGCATGCAAATCAATCAGCAGAAAACAGTGCAGGTCGACGTGACCGAGCTGCACCTGCACATCAAGGTGCGTGACGGCTTCGCTGCCGACCTCAAGGATGCGCAGGGCGAGGAAGTCGGAAGCTATGAAGGCTACGTGCCGGACTTCTTCCCGGGTGACCACTACGGCGACTACCTGATCCTGAACATCGATCTGGAAACCGGCCAGATCAAGAACTGGAAGAAGCCCACCGCCGGCGACATCGAAAAGATGCTCGCTCAAGGTGAGGTCGACTGAACAACCAGCGCCACGACAGCCTGTCGTTAACTGCCCGATCCTCTCTATGAGAGCGCATCGGGGTGTGATCTGAGTACCGTCTGGCTGCGTGAGAGCAATGCCAGGCAAACGTCATGCAGATCACACCCCGATGCGGAAGAGTACACACCGCGCAACGCGGCCACCTGCATCACCTCACCGCTAACGCAACACCCAGTCGCGCCTCCAGTAGAGAGCGACCGGATATCAGGTGGCATCTGGCTGTTTCCGGATCGCCATCTGGCTTTACAAATGCCTCTCAAACCCCGGGAGGCATTCGAAAGCCACAACAACCCGACAGGAAATCAACATGAACACAGCGCAGAGTATTCAGCCACCAGCCATTGGTGAGGTTTGGCCAGGCCAAGGCGGAATTTACGCAGGCGTAATGCCTGCACGCGGTACAGAGTCGAGTTACCACCTGATCCTTGGTGATGAGTTGGGCAGTTTCGAGTGGGGTCCGTACGGCGACCTGTCGCCAGCCAGCAGCCTGATCGATGGGATGGCCAACACCGCCGCATTGGTTGATTCCGATGGTGAATACCCAGCAGCAGTTGCCGCCTACGAGCACAAGGCAGAAGGTCATGCCGACTTCTACCTTCCCGCCGCTGCCGAGCTTTATGAGATATGGCTGAACCTCAACGGTAGGCTGACTGGCTGGGTTTGGTCGAGTTCGCAGTATTCCGCCTACTTCGCCTTCCACATGGACTTCGTAGATGGCTGGCTCACCACCACCGACAAGGACTACGAGCGGCTCGTCCGCCCCGTCCGCAGATTGCCTATTCAGTAATTCATTTATTGCTTTTGATCTTCGTCGCGCGTCCGCCTGACGTAAATCGGCCCGATATCTCTCTAGGAAAACTCGTTTAGAGAGGGTGCATCGGAGTGTGATCTGAACCGCCAGCAGACATTAAGGCGCTGGCAGCTAGCCGAAAAGCGAGGGTTCGCAACCTCGGGAGGAACGCGAGACCACGACCAGGCAGTGAGAAATCACCGGAGCGTGGCTTGAGGGGGCGCACTCAGAGGCGCAAAGCGGGGCTTGCCTTCCGCGCAGATCACACCCCCATGCAGGTACAGCTGCAAGCGCCCGATTGGACGGCGCACGAACCTGTACGGCCACGCGGAGGATTTGCAGCCATGTAACAGACAGCCAAGCCCTCCAGCAGGAGGCAAATATCCCCTGACGTAGGGAGGTCTGCGTTAGGAAGTAAAGCCCGGCATACGTGCCGGGCTTTTTATTGGATTCGCTCCCACAGCGAGCACCACCATTTGAAGGCTCTATTCCGGTGTTTTCAGGCGGAATTATGCCGAAATTCAGCTATTTCAGCACCACCCCACTCCTACAGGAATAGCAGCCATGAAACGCACAACCCCACCCCTCCCCCGCAAGCCCCGCCCCGACGTCCACGACTGCGCCAAGGGTCGGATGCACGACCCGGTTGCCAAGCGTGTCGTTGTCACTATGCCAGGCGGGTATATCGCATGAGAAACAAGCATCCCGGCACCTGCTACCGCTGCAATCAGCGTGTAGAGGTCGGCCAAGGCCACTTTGAGCGGTATTCAGGCGGCTGGCGAACTCAACACGCCGACTGCGCCGTCAAGGCCAAGCAAGAAAAGCGCACACCTGAATAACCCCGCCACTACTGGAGGCGATCATGAACGCAAGATTCAACGCAATGCTCGAAGGCGCCCAGCGCGACTACGACAATCGCCTCGCGCCTCCAGTCAGTGAGACGCCGGAAGAGTTGGCGCGGGATGAGTGGCTGTACAACGCCGCCGAGCAACTGGTTCGGTTCGGCTGCGACGTGAAGGTGCAGCGCCGGATGTGCAAGCCGCAGGTCGTCACCACCGCCGACTTAGATCTGGCCGTAGACGAGCATGTGAATCGCCGCTTGGCTGATTGCGAAGTCGGCTCGCCGGCACTTGGCCGACTGCTGAACTCACTGGCCGGCTCAGAGCCCGACAAGAACGCTCAGGTTGAACTGCTCGGTCACAGCGACCATCCGCTCGGCATGCTCGGCGAAATCGCTGAGAAGCTGCTACAGCCACTCGTAGACGATGCGCTGATTGCTCAGTCAGAGGACGGTGAATTGTGAACAACCACGCCATCGCCATTCAGGCTATCGAGTCGGCCATCCGAACGATGCTACTTCCAGGGCAAGGCGACATCGCCGAAGCCAAGGCCGAGACGATGATCGTCAGTTATTTCTCGGTTCACGTCATCAACTCAGACGAATTCAACCACTACTGCGAGCGAGTCCGGCGGATTGCTGTGCGTACTCGTGAGGGAGATGCGGCATGACGATCATCGCCATCAATCACAAAGCAATGAACGAAGCCTTGAGAAATCAGGGCTTTTTTCTGGTCGCCGATCTGCCACGGCGCATCTCCATTCAGACCCGGCGCGGCATGCTGGTTGCGAGGATCTCGTAATGGACATCGATTGGAGCAAGGCGCCGGAAGGGGCTACTCATTTCGGGCCTGCAGTAGAGGGGAAATGGCTCGCATGCTGGCACAAAAACATCGGCGGCCAGTGGCTTGGCTGGCTGGCGGATGGCGATACGAGATGGGGCGTGGCAGGCAATACAGAAGAACGGGTTAAGCAATTTATCAGCCGCCCATACCCATGGAACGGCGAAGGCCTGCCGCCAGTTGGGACGGTGTGTGAATTCGCAGGTGGAACGCCCTGCCCGGAAGATCCATTTGACAAGGATTTGAAGGAGGGCATGAAGGTAAAGATCATCGCTCACTTCGGATGCGGCGACTTCACGCTGGCAGCTTTCACATTCGATCCTGAAAATCCAGATCGCGGAATGGTTCAGGTCGAGCAGGGCAACTTCGGCTGCTTCCGCCCAAACCGTACGCCCGAGCAGATCGCGGCGGAAGAGCGGGACAAGGCATCGGTAGAACTGGCTGGAATTCTTGCGGGCCATGACCAGCACATCGCCGTTCGAGACATAGAGCTGGCCAAATATCTTTATGACATTGGCTACCGCAAGCAGGTGGCACCATGAAACGCCTCGCCACCCGCGTCTACACCTTCCAAGAGCTGATGAACCGCATCGACATGGAATACTGGCTTGTCCATCACCACGGACAGGAGCAGTACACCTTCGTGCCGATCCAGTACAAGGGGAAATGAGATGAAACCACTCTTCTGGCTTCTCGCCTTCGGTCTTTGCGTCCTGATGCTGCAATACGGACTGTTCAAGGAGAACGGCGAGCCTCGCGGACTTCCTGTTATGGCGGTGGCGAAATGACCGACTACAGCAAACTTGCGCGGCTAGCTGAAGCCGCTACACCCGGCGAATGGCAAGCCTACGACACGCACGGCAAGCGCTTCATCGAAAGCATGATTGGCGAAGCACACGTTGTATGTGACACGCCGAAAAAGCAGTGGCTCAAGGATTCTGAGTATATCGCAGCCGCAAATCCGCCAGCTGTGCTGGCCATGATCGCTGAAATAAAGTGCCTTAAAGAACTGCTTGAGTGCGCGCAGGGAGATTGTCGCCAAGCCATGCAGATCATCGAGAAGCTGACGCCAGATGCTGATCGATATCGGTGGCTGCGCGACGATGCCGTCGATCCCGGCACAGTGATAGACAAGAAGGTCGGGGTATCTGACTCGGAAGATGGCGGATATCCAATCTGGGAATATCGATCCGGTGCCGAGCTGGATTCCGCTATCGACGCAGCTATGAGCAAGCTGGTGACGAAGCCATGACGTCGCATCAACGCGCCCGCCGCCTACTCCTTTGGCGCGGAAGCTTCCCTGTACTCGCCATCTTTACTTTCCTGATGGTTCTCAGCGCTCTAGCTGATCGAATCACTCAATAAACCGAACTCACACGCCGCCTGCATGGCGGAAGGATCTCCCCATGTCTGCGAATCAAATTGCCGTCACCATCGACGACATCAGCGAAGCCAATGCGCCAATCATCTACGTCAAAGGCGGCCTGAGCCAGTTTTTCGACGCAGTGAAGGAGGAAGTCAGCACTCAGGTTCCAGATCTAAAGACTGCGAAGGGCCGCGAGCGCATCGCCTCACTTGCCGCCAAGGTCAGCAAGTCCAAGGTCGCCGTCGAGAAGCCGGGGCGCGAATACCTGAAACGCCTGAAAGAAATGCCAAAGGTTGTGGAGGAAGAGCTTCGCACATTCGTGAGCGCCATGGATGCTCTGCGGGACGAGACGCGCAAGCCGCTGACCGACTGGGAGGCCGCAGAGACTGCACGCAAGGATGCTCATGTAGATGCGGTACAGGCCATTCACGATTACTGCGACGTCGCTGAAGGCACCACTGCTGCCGCTCTTCTGGAGTCAATCACCGCTGTCGAAGCAATCCAGATCGACGACAAGTGGGAAGAGTTTGAGATCGAAGCGTCTCGCGCTAAGGAGTCGACACTAACCAAGCTTCGTCGTGAGTTTGTGGCTCGCCAACAGTACGAAGCTGAGCAGGCTGAACTGCTGCGCTTGCGGGCGGAAGCCGAAGCACAGGCCCAGCGCGACCACGACGCCGAGATTGCCCGCGCTGCCGCTGAGCAGGCCCGCATCGAAGCGGAACAACGCGCTCAGGCTGAGCGTGAATCCGCCGCACGGCGTGAGCAGGAACTGCTGGAACAGGCAGCCGCCACACAGCGCGCAACAGAGCAAGCCGCGCGGGACGCAGAGGCAGCAGCAGAGCGGCAGCGCCTTCAACTGCAGCTTCAGGCTGAGCAGGCCGAACGCCAAGCAGCACAGGCCGAAGCCAACCGCATTGCAGCGGAGCAGCGCGCAGAGCAGGAACGCATTGCCGCCGAACAGCGCCAAGCGCAGGCCGTCGAGCAAGCTCGCCAGAAGGAACTGGATCGTCAGGCCGCAGCTGCTGCTTACGAACTGGAACAAGCTCAGGCCCGCGAAGCCGACCTTGAGCACAAGAAGTCGATCAATCGCGCTGCGCTGGAAGCCTTCGTTGCTGGCGGCATGACCGACGAATGCGCCAAGCAGGCAGTCACCTTGATCGCTCAGCGCAAGATTCCAGCCGTTTCCATCACTTACTGAGGTCGTTATGAGCACAGCCATCGCAACCATCACTCAGGACATCTACGGCGCGCGCAATCAGTTCGCCAATGTCCTGACCGATCGCTCGCTCAACTTCGAGCGAGAAGCAGAGTTCGCCATTCAGGTGATTACCTCTGGCGAATACGCTACCAAGATTGCCTTACAAAACCGGCAATCGGTAGTAAACGCGATCACCAATATCGCAGCGATCGGGATCAGCCTGAACCCAGCCAAAAAACAGGCTTATCTGGTGCCGCGCGACGGAAAGATCTGCCTTGATATCAGCTACATCGGCCTGATGGATTTGGCCATGGCAACCGGCGCTATCTGCTGGGCTCAAGCGGAGCTGGTTTACTCCACCGACTCGTTCGTCCTCAATGGCTTCGACAAGCCACCTACCCATCAGTACAACCCATTTGCCAAAGATCGCGGCGAGGTGATCGGCGTTTACGTCGTGGTCAAGACAGCTGGTGGCGACTACCTCACAGAGACGATGAGCATCGACGATGTGAACGCCATCCGAGACCGTTCCAGCGCTTGGAAGGCATGGATCAGCAAGCAGAAATCCTGCCCTTGGGTAACAGATCCCGGCGAGATGGCGAAAAAAACCGTCGTCAAGCGCGGCTACAAGTTCTGGCCGAAGACTGACCGACTTGAGCAGGCTATCCATCACCTCAACACGGATGGCGGCGAAGGCTTGGCAGGCATGCCCGGCGCAGCGCCTACCGATCCTGAGCTGGTAAACGGCTGGATCGATTTGGCAATGAATGCCGGTAGCCTGGAAGCGTTGGCCGATGTTTACCGCCAAGGAACAGCCGCCATGAAGCAAGCGAAAGACGCTGTAGGTCATGCTCGTTTCAAGACGGAAGTAACCAAACGCGGTGAGACGCTGAAGGCTACCGACGCGCCAATCGAAGGCGAAGCTGAGGAGGTGTTAGATGGAGCAGCGTAGCGAGGAATGGTTTGCAGCGCGCCTCGGGAACGTAACGGCCAGTCGCGTCAAGGATGTGATGGCCAGCGGGCGCGGCGGCGCGCCTTCTGCATCTCGGAAAAATTACATGATGGAGTTGCTGTGCGAGCGCCTGACCGGCCAGCAGGGCGGCATGGATTTGTCACGCAACGCCGCCGTGCAGCGCGGCGTCGAACTGGAGCCATTCGCCTGCATGGCCTACGAGGCCGACAAGGGGCTGATGGTCGTCGAGACAGGCCTTGTAATGCATCCGAAGATCAAAGGCTTCGGCGCATCGCCTGACGGGCTGGCGGCCGATGATGGGGTGCTTGAAATCAAGTGCCCGAACACAGCGACTCACATCGCGACCATGCAATCTGGCCGGCACGACCCGCAGTACGAATGGCAGATGCTGGCCCAGATGGCATGCACTGGGCGGCATTGGGCTGACTTCGTGAGCTACGACGACCGCCTGCCGGAAGAATTGCAATACATCTGCTTCCGCTACGAGTTCGACTATAAGCGCGGGCGCGAGATGGAATCCGAGATCAAGGCCTTTCTGGAAGAGCTGGCCGAACTGGAACAGGAAATGCGGGGCCGAATGAGAGGTGCAGCATGAACGCCTACATCAGCAGCGACATCAACATGGTCAAGGAGCTAGATCCGAAACGTCATGAGCTGGCCCTGCTACAGGCGGACTGGCTTGAAAAAGGAGGGACTATTGAGGTTCTGTCCGGGCCGAGCTTCAAACCGGCGCCTGAACGACATGAGCCACCACCGAAACCAGTTGTCCCCGCAAAGATCGAGCCGCCAAAACCGCCAAAGCCACTGACGGCAGCCGCCGCCCGGCAGAAGACCAATCGCCAGATAGAACGAGACGAACGCACCGCTGAGCGCTTGAAGGAACGCAACAAGCTGACAGAGCAGGCACGCGAACTCGCGCTTACCATGAACTACACGCAGGCGATGAGGGCCACAGGCAAATCAAGAAAGCTGCTCATGACTATCGCCAAAGAAGGCGGATTTAGCTTTCAGGTTGCCACGTATATTGGCCACCAAAATCTAAGGCCGCACGAAGTAGACGAAGCCAAGGACGCCAAGGACGCAGAGCGCATCAAGGCATTCAAAGAACTTGGCCTGACACGCAACCAGGCACGAGAAAAGGCAGGCATCACTTTCCCAGCATTCATTCGCATCCTCGAAAAGTTCCAAATCGACTATCCCAAGGCAAAACGCGGCGGCCCTCGCCCTGCTTTCTTCCAGAAAGTACCGAAGCAATAACCCAACCTTTCATGCTGCATCCGGTTTCGGAGGGCGGCGCATACCCGGAGAAAACCATGACTCAACATGCACAGCAATCCGTATCCGCCGCCGACCTGCCAGAACGCGGTCAACCTCTCGCAGGTGGCACCTTCGTCACTCGCTACTGGTTGAACGGCGAAGAGCGCGCACTCGTCCTGCTCGACAACGAGCTGATTGGCACCTGGGGCAAGTACGGCGATGACGTTGCCGGCGCCCAAAGCCTTAGCGACGGCGCCGCCAACACTCGCGCCATGGCTGAAGCCGGCAGCGATATCGCGGTGAAAGCGCTGCAGCTGGATGCGCACATCCCGTCCTACCTCGAAGGCGCTCTGCTGATGGCAGCGAAGGCCGAAGGCCTGGTCACCCTGCGCGAGGATCGTTGGCACTGGCTGAGTTCGCAGTTCTCCGCCAACAGCGCGTACGACATGGGCTTTGGAGATGGCTGGCTCTGCACCAACGTCAAGAACGACGAGCGCGTCGCGCGCCCGGTCCGCAGCCTTCCTATTCAGTAATTCATTCCTTCATTTCTTTTATGCAGGCGATTCCCGGGAGCGTCAGGACGACGCTCAGACCAGAAGCTTGCCGGGTAGCGCCGGCGGCCTGCGCCCAATTCGCTCACAGGAGCATCCCATGCAACTGATTAACGTAAGTGATGGAACCACCACGCTCTCCACGCCGAACCCGGAGTTGGCTCTGCAAGTTCTCTCCGGGATGGTCGCCGCGGCAAAGCCAGTCGCAAGTCTGATCGGCGTCCCAGCCGTTGGCGAGGTTTGGCCGGGCGAAGGTGGCGTTAACGGTGGCCTGTTCCCGGGCGACGGCAAGCCCTACTACCTGATCGTCCCAACCGGCGCCGATGCTGAGGGAGAGTTCGAATGGGGTGGTTACGGCAACGAACTCAACGGTGCGAAGAGTGCTTGGGATGGCCGAGCAAACACGGACGATCTGATCGGTGCAGATGACTCCTACCCCGCAGCACAGTTCTGTGCCGCCTTCGAGCGCGAGGGTCACAAGGACTTTCATCTGATGTCCCGTCGCGAGGCTTCGTTTCTGGAGATCACGCTGGGCGACAAGAATGTCTTCAGCAAGCGCTACCACTGGACCAGCTCGCAGTTCTCCGCCGACTACGCCTACATCATGGCCTTTGTAGGTGGCTGGCTCAACCTCAGCGGCAAGCACCTCGAGCGCGTCGCGCGCCCGGTCCGCAGACGATTTATTTGATCCTTCAATCCTTCATTCATGGGCGCGATAGCGCCCTCGCTTTTCAAGGAGGCCAGGATGGCCCTTCACATAGATCTGGAGATCCACAAGGTTGCAGAAGAACTGCTTGGCATGTCGCTCGACCTGGTGCGCAACATCCCTCGCGACCTTAAACAGGTCGTAGGAGCGAAGATTCGAGACGAGTGTCTGCAGGTTCTGGTGCTGATTGGTCGGACCAACATGTCGCGAGACAAGCTGCCCCACCTGAACCTCCTACTGGAAAGCATTTGGATGCTGAATTACTTGCTGCGAGCGCTTACCAATAAAGCGCTGATCAGCAAAGGGCAGCACGCCAAAGCAATGAAGTTAACGGCATCTGTAGGTCGACAGGCAAATGCCTGGAAGAAGTCCGCAACCGCGCCCGCTGCGTGAGGGCCAAGGCTCTCGCGTCTGTGCGCAAAATCTGGTCGAGCCGCTGACCTCTTGGTCACCGCCATGCACACAAAAGATACCGCCGGTCTAAAGCGTCCGCGTAGGTCTTGTGCAGTTTCCTTGCTGATCGGTTCCGCCTTCGGCAAGGCGATGTAGATAGCTCGATAGGTCGCAGTTCTCCGCCAACAACGCCTACAACATGGACTTTGAAGATGGCTGGCTCAACAACAACGACAAGAACAACGAGCGCGTCGCGCGCCCGGTCCGCAGATTTAAGTGTTGCACCCTTCCAGTTCGAAGATCTCGTCCAAGCGTATTACGACTGCCGCCGGAACAAGCGGAACACCGCGAGCGCCCGGCACTTCGAGAAGGATATGGAGATCAACTTGCTGGAGCTCCACGACGACCTGATCGCCGGCACCTACCGGCCAGGCCGCTCCATCTGCTTCGTGGTCACCCGACCGAAAGCCCGCGAGGTTTGGGCAGCAGCGTTCCGGGATCGCGTCGTCCACCACCTTATGTACAACCATGTGGCACCGCGCTTCTACGCCAGCTTCATAGCGGACAGTTGCGCGTGTATCCCAGGGCGCGGCACGTTGTACGCCGCGAAACGCCTTGAATCGAAGATCCGCAGCGCCAGCCAAAACTGGGCGAAGCCGATCTTCTACCTCAAGTGCGATCTCGCCAACTTCTTCGTCGCGATCGATAAGCAGGTGCTGCGCCAGCAGCTGGCCAAGAAGATCACCGAGCCTTGGTGGCTGGCGCTGGCCGAAACGATCCTGATGCACGACCCGCGCGAAGATTACGTGTTGCGCAGCCCCGCCCATCTGTTCAACCGGGTGCCGCAGCACAAGCGCCTGACAGCGCAACCGGCGCACCTAGGCCTGCCGATCGGCAACCTTTCCTCGCAGTTCTTCGCCAACGTCTACCTCGACGCGCTGGATCAGTTTGCCAAGCACCGGCTCGGCGCCAAGCATTACGTCCGCTACGTCGACGACTTCGTGTTCCTGCATGATTCGCCACAACAGTTGAACGCCTGGAAGGCCGAGGTTGAATTGTTCCTGTCGACCCTCGGCGCCAAGCTGAATCCGACGAAGACCATCCTTCAACCGGTGGACCGAGGCGTCGACTTCGTTGGACACGTCATCAAGCCCTGGCGGCGGACCACGCGGAAGCGATCACTAGCCCAGGCACTGAAACGGACCGCTGCGGCACCCGCCGAGGATCTGCGCGAAACCGCCAACAGTTACTTCGGTCTGCTCAGTCAGGCCAGCCACAGCGAGAAAGACCGCGAGAAGCTGGCCAACGTCATGCTAAAGCGCGGATATAGCGTCAATGGCTCCCTCACCAAAACCTATCCGAAGAAATGACTGGAGGTCTCATGTCATCCAAAGGAAAGCTCAACGCCGGCTATTTGGAGCTGGGGTTTTTCTGCACCTATTGCCAGAAGCCGAGAAACCAGTGCCGAAGCGACAAGTGCAGCAAGGCCCGGCAGCAGGAACATGCGCGGAGGAATCATGAAAACGAAACTGTCTCGAGATGAGGTAGGGCAAATTTTCAGCCTGCATGCGCTCGGCAACAAGGCCTCCGTCATCGCAGAGGCTATCGGAAGACCCTATGCGACGGTCGTGTACTACCTGAATGCGGCCGGGATCGTTCTCGGGAACAAGGGCAAGCCACGGCAATGTACTGAGCATTACCTATCCATGGCGCTGGATATGCGCGCTCACGGCTCTACTTGGTACGACGTGGAGCAGCACATCGGCTTCCACCGCTCAACGTTCCAGGCCCGGCTCAGGGCCGAGAGGGCTTCAACATGATTATCAAGTACGGACTGCTCTGCATCGTCACCTTCTGGCTGCCGTTTGGGTATTGGTGGTTGTCATGATCCCCCAAACCCTCTTCGCAATCCTCGGCCTAGCCATGGCCGGCTGGCCGCAACTTATTCAATGGTGCATGTCATGAGTGAAGTTAAAAAGTACAACGCATACGCGGAAGGCTTGACGGTTCATTTTGAGCTGGATTCGGAAGGTGCATGGGTGGCGGCTTCCGACTTCGACGCCCAACGCCTGCGCGCCGATACGGCTGAGGCTGAGCTGAAAGCCATGGGCGAGCGTTACCAGAAAGACTTGGTTTTATCCCGTGAGCGCTGGTGCTACGGAAATCGGGCGGATGCAAAACTTGCCGCCGCCGAGCAGCGCATTGCGGAGCTGACCAAGGCGTTCGAAAAATTCAGGGACGTTGTTCGTGGTTGTGAGCGACTTGCGAGCAAGTATTCGCCGTGCATCGATTCTGTGGACGAAGACGGCGGGGATAATAACGACGACCCTACACATGCTATTTTCCATCGTCTGTATTACGCAATGTTCGACGCAGACGCAGCCCTCAAGCCCAACCCGGAGGCAGAAATTCATGAGTAAGCGTTATCTGCGCGACCCGAACCTGAAGGTAGTCGCCGACCTTGTTACGGATGATGACGTAGAACTGGCTTTCAGGCACACAAACTTCGGGCACACGGACTTCAGAGGTCTGCTTGCTCAAGGCTGCATCAAGGCTCTTGCCGGCTGGCATCAAGGGCACACTTTGACGACCATCCTTCATGACCTGAGTTTGATCAGCTGGAATCGGGATAAAGACACGATCAAGGTTACAGACAAAGGTCGCCATTACATTTGGCTGGCTTTCAAAAACCGGCCGGGAGTTTGACCATGACCAATAACCCAACGATTGACGGCGTGTCGCTGCTGCCGTGTCCATTCTGCGGTCAGCCGGGGCGAAGCGATAGCGGTTTCGGACTTTGCGAATCCATCAACTATGCGTGGTGCACAAATCAAGATTGCTTCTTGAGTGATGGTGTTGATATGGGCGTAACGCTGGAGAACTGGAATACACCACGTGCGCCAGCGGGCGATCGCCAGCCGCTTGTCTTACCGAATAAGATGACCCCGAGTGGTTATGACTCCGAAGGCTCTATCGGGCTGCGTCAAGGCTGGAATGACTTCCACGATGCAATGGGCAAACTCGGCCCGCTCTACACCACCCCGCCCGAACTCGCCGCCCTGCAATCCACCATCGCCCAGCTCGAAGCCGAAGCCATGTATGCGGCTGCCGGTTATCAGGCTGCAAGGGCGAGGATTGAAGAGCTGGAGAGTGGACGTGGGGAGCCGGTGGCAATCGTGGTATCGAAGTACGGCGACCCAGAAGCCTTTGGCGCGAGAGAAATACTGATTAAAGCGGATCTTTCACTGATCCCTTACGACACCCCGCTCTACACCTCCCCGCCAGCGCCTGTCGCGGTTGTGCTGCCTGAGCGCAGAACACCAGAGCATTACCACGCACGAATCGGGATGTGCGGCGCCGCTGATATGCTGGCTGAAGAGTGGAACGCCTGCCTCGACGCCACCGCTGCGCTGAATAACTCGAAGTAACCGTAACTCCC